TTTTTGTCTTATATAAGAGTCAAAATGTGGACATCTATAAGTTGTGGTGTGGATAACTATTTTTGAGGGGTAAGTATGGGTGATGGCTTGAGGCTCTTTCAAATAAGAATCGGAGAATCGGAGAATGTTGGTCTGCTAGAGCATCAGCCGATAAACACGCTGAGATTTTTATCTCTCCCACAATCAGCGACAGCATGAGGGTTTTGGACATTCTGGCGCATGAGCTTGTCCATGCTTGCCATCCTAACGATGGTCACGGGAAGCTGTTTAAACGCACCGCCTTAGCCATTGGCTTAGAGGGCAAAATGACCGCCACAGTTGCGGGTGAGAAATTCAAGCTCTGGGCTTCGCCTGTTTTGGAAAGGCTTGGCATTTATCCTCACGCTGACTTGATCCCATCAAATGCCCAAAAGAAACAATCAACCAGAATGCTGAAATGTGTTTGCCGTGATTGTGGTTACACAGTGCGAGTGGCGGGTAAGTGGCTCAATGAAATGGGTGCGCCTCATTGCCCAGATCACGGAGAGATGTCCATCTCTTAACAGTTCAGCTTGAGCCAATGTGACAGATTGGCTTGAGGTGCATTGTCACCAACTTTATCAACTTTGAAAGGCTTAAATTATGTATCTCGCAAAAATGAACAACATTCTCAAATCATTGACCCTTGAACAAGCATACACATGGTTCAACACTACCGACAAATGGATTTGGATTGACGATAACATTTTGTCACCCCATGATCTCAAGGCGAATAATTCTAGAGTGGAAGCAATAGAGGCAACATTTGACGAGTTGTTGCTAGAAGCTGAAATCAACGGGATGAAACTGTAACCAACCCAAGCCCTTCGGGGCTTACTTTTAAAAGGCTTAAATTATGTCAGCAATTACTAACCCAGATCACATTGCACAAATGCGAATCCTTACCTTGCGCCAAGCTCTCAAGCTAGAAATGATGGGCATGAAAAGGAGGGGTCAGAGTGCTTATGCAATCCTCAAAGCCGAGGGTTACAAAGGCACACGACAAGCAATCTTTGACCAACTAACAGAACAGAGAGCCGAGTGGCTTGGTGAGAGCGTTTAAACAGTTTCTCTTGAGCCACTGTGACAGAGTGGCTTTGGATGCACTGTTGCATTATTTGAAAGGCGTTAAAAATGACATACAAGATTAACTCAAGCGATTTTGAAGACATGGTACAGGCTTCCCGATGGAATGCTCTACACAATGCGGCAAAGACTATGCGTGAGCATGGCGGTGGCTTTGCGGGTTCTTTGGCTGAGGCTTGGCAAAAGGCAGATAAAACAAATAAGACCAGAATAGAAGAAGCATTCCCTGATCTGTTTTTCAGGTTTATGGGTGAGACTGATCGGGCTTACTTTGGCGACAAGATTCACTGAAAGCGTTTAAACATCATGAAAACTTATACTTGGAAATATTTAGTCTGCTCAATGGCTATTACTGACCTTGCCGACCTAGAGATGAATGGATCAATCCCTGATGATTGGAAATTTACATTCAAAAAAGGCTCAACGCTTTACGATGAGGTGGGTTCAGCATGGCGAGAGAGATCAGAAAACACAGTGTATTTGTGCCATAAAAATGCGCCCGACTCCAAACAGAGATGGGTTCACCCAGATACTATGATTGACGTTTACAAGGTGTCACCATGAAAAATATAATTTACGACCTCTTAACTGCTATCGGGTTGGGGCTTGCCCTCTGTTGGGGTCTGTTGGCTTATTTCGATATATTGGTCAAGTGAAATTTCAACGGGTAGGCTCACGGGTTGGGTCTATTCGGTGCAATGTCGCATCATTTAATAGGTGTTCAAAATGTCAGCTTTTATTGTTTCCGACTCCCACATCAACGCTCTGGTTCGCTATGCCTCAAGGCATAAGGTGGGCGTTTCCTATGGCGCAACAGTAATGCGTTTAAACGCTTTCGGCAATGAGCAAGCCGTGGCGCAGATTCTTTTTGAAGAAAACGTGAAAAGCGTTAACTATCGCTATGGCGAGAGCGAAACCACGCAAATAGATTACGACCGAGGCGCACCCATTCTCACGGCTATTCAAGCGATCAAGGCGGCTCAGTGCTTGCGTTATCAATCTTGCGAACATCCAGAATTTGAGGACTCTCTGGCTTCTAAGTTTATCGAGGCGATCATCTCTAACGCAATCCCTGACTTAGACGGATATGACACGGCTCAATGGGCTATTTATGACAAGGTGTCAGCATGAAAAAGTTTGAAGTTCAATATGTACGAATCGAGCATCAAGTTTACTTTTTGGAAGTAGAGGCAGAAAATGAAAGTGATGCAGAAGATGTAGCGCACGATGAATTTACAGGAAGCGAGAACTATAAAGTTGTTCACGCTGAAGAGTTTATTCAAGATGTAAAAGAATTGGTGGCAACAACATGAGAAACCCTCCAAGTGGCTTTAAGCCCAGATCATTTGACGAGCGAATCTGTGATCTCGACCATTTGCAATTTACGCACAAAAAACGAGCCAAACGAGGGTTTTATTATTGGTCAGAGAAAAACCCAGACCAAATATTGCACGAGTTTCATTTGTCAGACTATGCCCGATCCATATCGTTTAAACAACTTAAGGTGAAAGCATGAAACATTATCTTTTTTTTATCCCATCATGGATTCATCGTGCATGGACTCAACACGGATATGACAAAAAAGACGCAATCAAGCGTTTTAAACATCAACATGGCATTGTCAGAATGCCAAATGGTTACAAAATTTGGGAGAAGAATAAATGAACAAACAAGATATTCAAGAGCTTGCAGAAAATGCTTTGCATGAGGCTTGCCGACACATTCAAGACGCTTTAGGCGTGAAAACTGGAGACACTGCGGGTATGTTTTTCTGCGGTCAACAAGAAGACGAAATACACCAAATTTTTTGTCGATATATTGAAACCGAGTTAATGTTTAAAACAGAATGAATTGGAAAACAAAATGACACAATTACAAGCACTCACACAATGCCTAGTTTTGGCGATAACTGCACCAGATGACCAGAAAGCTCAACGAGCAAGCGAATTAGCGGAAGAAATAGCTAGAGGCTTATCAGTTGACCAAGTAGAAGATTGCAAGGCGCAAGCTCTTGAATTGGTGGAGGCTTTATGACTTTTAGAACTTTTCTCATTGAGTTTTACCCATACCCTGATTGTGTTCACGCTGAATATGACGAAACAAGCGCAGAATCTTTAGAGGATGCGGTGGCAGAACTTAAAAAGTATCACCCAGAAGCTGAGATTTTGAACACCTACATACACACAGCGTGTTTAAACGATCTATGATTTATGCGTGTATTGCCTTAATTCTGCGAATACTTGGCGGCAAACGCTAAACCCTCAGACCCTCTCAGGAGGGTTTTTTCTTGTCTTGCGTAGGTTGGGATGGGCAAGCCCTCAAAAGAGGCTAGAAAGGGCTTTTAGACCCTTTGGTGGGCATTTCTTCGCACAATCTGCGGATGGTTTCATTCAGTGCGTCTATTTCTTCCATCTTGTTTATAGCCCATGCCCTTCGTTGACCATGCCATCCCATCACTGGATTTCGGTGGCAATCTACACACAAAGCGATGCAAGTGTACTGAAGCCCTTGTTTGTAATGGTGGGCTTCGCTTGGTGGTGATGCTTCACAGACTGAACACGGCAAAGACTTGACCCTTGCTAGGTGTAGCCTCTCCTTTGCGTTCAATTTGTTGTTCATTGGGTGGCTTTTACTTCCATTCGGGCAGAGTATTGCTCTGTGCGCCATACCTCAATGCGAGCTTGTGCCGCAGTCATAAGCCAACGAAAACGCTCCTCCCTCTCCACGGCTTCCCTGATTCCTTCGAGTATTTCAATGTAATCGGCATGGGCGTAGGCATAGGTTTCCTGTTTACCAATTACTTCTGTTCCCGCTTGGCTTTGCAGTTGGGCTTTGCGTGATTTGAGAAAACCCTCAAGGTAGATTCGACTAGCTTTAGCCTTGCTATATGGTTCTGCTGTGTCAATCAAGAATTGGATTGCTTTGGTTGGTTCGTTCATGTTTTTCCCTTAGTCATACCAAAACCTTAATAAACTAAGCACTCCCGCCCAAAAAGCAGTAAGTGCCACAAGTATTAGTCGCCACGCCTCGCTCATACGTCCTCGGTCTTATAGTTGAGTTTGTGGTGCTGAAAGCGCATTGCCGCCTCACACTCCATCTCTTTAAACTGTTCATCAGAAAATAGCCCAATGACATTGCGAGTTTCAAACCAAACCTCTTTTATGGACTCGTTGTATGTCCCGTCTTCGTCTGATGAATACTCATAAACGACTGTAACGATCTCGCTACCCGCACCTATGGTGGTGTCAAATTCCCAAGTTGATTCCATGATGTAACTCCTGTTGAAAATTAAATGTTATTCCTGTTTTGTAATGTTTGGAATAGGGATAAACCCTATGGTAAATACTCTTTTACGCAAATATCCACACCCGACAAGGTTGAGTAAACTCTGGTGATATGGTGGTTGATAATCTGGCAGTCATCCATGTAAACGACCCCATTCATTGCGTCTTCTACGCTCTTGAGGACATTTGACGAATCAGGCTTCTTCATCGGTTGCTCCAATCCGTTTAAACAGTCTTGTACCTTCTTCTTTGAAAAAGATTTGGGGATTGGGACTCGGATATATAGATACAGGCTCACAGGGGTTTCTAGTGGTTCGGAACTACCCATTGCCTCGATTGCGGCATCCTTGAGTAAAGCCTCGTAGTTTCTTGTTTTGTCAGGGGTGTAAGTCTGGACAAAGTTTCCTCGCCTAGCGTACCTTGCTCTTTGTTTGCCAACAGGATCAGCATCCAACTTAAAAGTCACCATGAAAGTCATAGAAGTGTCCCATCTTTGATTCGGTTCATATATTCCCTTATGCGATCTCTTGCGCCAGTGCCATAAATTCTTTCGGCTCGTTCTAATCTGGCTCTTATGAGGTCACGATTCTTTGACCACTCCCAATTCCGATAAAGCTCTCTTGCCTCGGCTTGCTCAAGAATTACTCTATCGCTTGGGTTCTCTGTGTTTCTTCTACTCCAAGTCACCAGTAAGCTCCAGTGCCGTGTTTATCAGGTGAAGCGGGTATGGCACACCCTCTTTCACTTTGTCTAAAAGTCTCATAGCTTCAAAGTAGTTCATACAAATAAAAGTTGTTGGGTTTTTACAGTTGTTCCAGAGTCATATCTCTGAGAATCACCTTTTGGATACGGCATAACTTCGTATTTGAGTTTTGACCGCATGACTTTTTTATCAGTCTTTGATCCATGAAACATGATGTAACGATGTTTTCTAGATCGCTCGACATAGTAAAAATCATCACCATGAAGCTCTTTGATCTCAGCAAGAGTTAATCCATCACCTATGGTTTTGGCGTGTTTATGCTCTTGACCTTTTATAGTCCAATCAATTCTGTTAGCTGATAAGCCAGTGTAAAGAAAATTACTAGCTTGATATACATATCCGACATGACCTTTTCCTGTATCTGCAAATGAAACCACAATCATAGGTTTTGGCAATAGTTTGATTGAATTCGCAACAAGGAATGATGCTTCGTTTTTATAGTTGTCCAACAAACAGACTCGGTTTAGCTCTAAAACTTTGTCTGAGTATTCTTTGCCACAGATTCCCATGCAAAGTGGTGGTGAGGCGGGAATCCCATAAGTCACTACACCAACCAGAATGTCATCTTTGTAAAGCCCAAACGCAAACATTATTTGTGGCATACGCTTGGCATAGTGTTTTTCAAGCAACCAAGGCTCAACCTCAAAGTTGTTTATTGGCAACACTTTCATTCAATTTCAGGAGATTGAATTCCTGTCCATCTTTCTGTTTGTTGCTTAATCATGTCAGGCAATAAATTTAAAAGTATTTTTGTCTGTTCAGGGCTTATCAAAAACTGAGTTTGATGTCCACACTCAAAACAATCTTGTTTAAACACTAGATAACCAACATCTGAAATGTAAAACTCTGTTGGATAAGAATCTAAAAAGTTCATGCTTTTCTCCTGAAAGAATTAAGAATTTCTCGCTCTGCCGCTGTTGGTGGGCGAGTTGTTTTTGCATCAGCCTTGATCTTCTCAAGCTCTGGGTCAGGCTCATTTGATGCTGGAACTGTGAGCCTTATGTTGTCAGCAGGGTTTCCTTTTTTCGCAACCCACTCTGCTTTGAATGCTTGCCAACCACGCACAATACATTCCTCTAAGGCTTTCTCAAGTGTCCAACCTGCTAAGTTGGCTTCCTCTGAAATCTTGTCAATGGCTCTTTGGGTTATCGGAGCTTTCTTGGCTTTCCTCAAAGATTTGAATTCCTGCCAAACAGAATCAGAAACGCCTTCAGGCGTATGTATTTTTATTGGTGAAGGTTTAGATATAGGTGAAGGTGAAGGTGAAGGTGATGTGCTATCTGCCGAGCATACCTCCGAGGATGCTTGATCTATGCTTGGAGCATTTTTATTCCATCTAGCTTCAGCACCAGCCTTCCCACGTTTAACATTTACTTGTTTATTGTGTTTGGCTTTGACCATCTCTAATTCGATTCGATTCTGAATCCATAAGCCATCTTGAACTTGGAAGAATACTTTGAGCATACTCCGAGCATTACTCCAAGCATCGGGAGACAGTTTTGTTATCTGTGCAAGAACTTGGTCATTGTCAGGCGGTGCGCCATTTTTCCAATAATCCATGATGAGCAAAAGATATGCCCCATGCTGTTCTGTGGTCAACCTAGAGGTTGCAGAAAGGTAATCCGCTATGTATAGCGGCATCCAAATATCGACTTTGGTAGTCATGATTTTTTCCACTTTAAAAGCCACTTAGAAGCAAAAGAAACCTCGGCAGAGGAAAAAGTGGGAACCCTTTTCGGAACGGGGATCAATCCATTCCTAGCCGTGTTTCAAAACATTGTATCAAATAAATTGATTGTTGGTAATTTCATTTGTTGGTTTTCTGCCAAACAAACGAATAGCTTGGTTGTTCATAGAAGCATATTCAGCCTTAGAAAAGATACCTTTAGCGTTTCTAATGTCAAACGGGGTTAGCATGTCACGAGTCTCTTCTACTGGTTTAACGTCAATCATGTGGGGTTCTAGGGTGTACCGACAAACCCATGACCTACCCAGCTTAATCTTTTCAACAGTGATTCTTTTCTTGTGGTGCAGATGTTTGCAAGCAGCCACAATATGTAGTCTAGGGATGCCAGTTAAGTCTTCTATTTGGTATGAGGTAAGCGATCCATTCTGCAATGCTTGAATAACTGATTCTTGTGTCATTTGTAAAGGTTCTCCAGGTTGATTGTTCGGTTTAGATGGAGTTCTAGCGTTCTGGCAAGCAAAGCTGTTACAGCCGCATCGAAGTCCTCTGGTTCGGTTGTATAAGCATCTGCCATTGTTTGAGAGTACCCAAGCAAGGCTTCAGCGCATCTTTTTTCAAGTATTTCAGTTTTCATGCGAGTAGCCTAGCATGATAAAAAAGTTGCGTAAATTAGGGAAAACCCTAGTAGAAATTCAGGAATCTATGTGGCACATTATCGGTGTGGGCAGTAATAAACCCACATTTTTATAAACAAATAGGAGTGAATATGAAGACATTGTTTGAACAGTACAGAGAGCAGTTTGCAGACATTTTGTACTGCTGTTATTGCTTAGAACCAAAAGGCGAAAGCTACAAATGTTGCGATGAGAACCACTTTGTCGAGTTCCAAGAATTAAATATTGAGGAACAAAAAGTAATCATCGATGACGAATTAGATCAAAATCAAAGGAGTTAATATGTCAATAGAAGCGTTACTTAAAAAAGATGTCAATTCTCATACAGAGAAGAAAAACAACCTGACCTACCTATCATGGGCTTGGGCATGGGCAGAGGCTCTTAAAGCTGATCCTACCGCTACCTACAAGGTAGAGATGTTTGGCGACAAGTGTTTTATGGACATAAATGGTACGGCAATGGTGTTCGTTACCGCTACCATGTTTGGCAAACCAATGACCTGTCAGTTGCCTGTGATGGACTACAGAAATAAGGCCATCCCTACTCCCGATGCGTTTGCGGTAAACACTGCCATCATGCGTTGCATGACAAAGGCTTTGAGTCTGCATGGCTTGGGTCTATACATCTATGCGGGTGAAGATTTACCTGAAGAGGGCAGATCAGTAGTAATTACGCCCACTCAGGGTGCAATGGATAACATCCCCCCAGATGAAGTTCAGTACCTACAAGAGATGGCAATAGAATTGATTGCCCTGTGTGAGCAAGGAGAACCCTTGTCCGCTTGGTTAAAGTTGGAAAAAGAGAACTTAGACTCCGAACAAAAGGTAGCTCTATGGACTCTGCTTCCTAGTAAAGTGCGTTCATCATTAAAAAAGGCTAAGGAGCTATAAATGGAAAATAATCGATCAGAGCAAAGAAACAATAGTGGCGTTTTGTTTGCCAATGATAAGAAAGAAACTGATAAACATCCTCACTATAAGGGAAATATTACTGTTGATGGCAAAGACTATTGGCTCAGTGCATGGGTCAAAGAAGGAAAGTCAGGCAAGTTCATGGGGTTAGCGGTATCTCCTAAAGAAGAATATAAGCCAAAGCCTTCTGAGCGTTCCAAGGCTACTGGCTTTGATAGCGATGATTCGATGCCGTTCTGAGTTAATATAAACCCGAGGGGAGAGCTGTGCAAAGGATTTTCCTAGCTTGCAGTCGAGCAGTTTTCCCCTCACCCAATAGGAGTCAATAATGGATATTAAAAGTGCTTTCGATAGGATATTTCCTAACTTTCCACGAGTTAGGACTACAGACCCTCTAACTTCATTTGAAGCAGCAGAGTCAATCAAGCCAGTAGTCAACAAACACTATGACATCATTCTGGAGTGTTTACAGACCTATGGTGCGCTTGGAAAGGATGGAATCTCATCACTGACCAAACTAGAAAACAATCAGGTTGCAAGGCGTTTAAACGAGATGCAAAAGATTGGTCTTATTCATCTAACTGGTAAAACAGTTAAGTCCAACTCAGGACGCAACGAAAGGGAGTGGTCAGCATGATTGAACTACCACCGCATTCTAAGATTAGCTACCCCTCTATCCCGACTAAGGACTTCAAGTGGGAATCAGGATCAGATGTCCAGGCACTATGGAAAAAGCATGGATGGACTCCTCCTTCAGAGAATATGCCTCCTCCTCCGCCAGAAAAGGAGATTCAACCTTTAAGGAGGGTGAGATGACTAAAGAAGACATTATTCGCATGGCAAAAAACTCAGGTTTATTTGTTGAACTGGTGCTTGAAAGAGATTTGGATTGGCTTGAACGCTTTGCCGACCTTGTCGCTTCTGCCGAGCGTGAGGCGTGTGCAAAGCAATTGGATGCACTTGGTTGTGACCATTGCGCTACCGCTATCCGAGCAAGGGGAAGCAATGACTGAAATTATTTGTTTTTTGCTATGGATTGTTTGCATCGGCTTGATGTACTGGTCTGATGTGTCTGCGCAAAAACACATTGAGAAAGGTTTTGACAAGCATGACTGATTGGACTAAGGAAGAAGACGAAGCATTTAATGCTGTTGAGCAACAAAGCAACCTTGGTAAGCAAATCCTAAAAGCACAAGGTCAACCCTATCATTTTGATACCTACGTTTCACCCTCACAAAGAAACCATGTTCTTGAGGAAGTAGCTTTAGAGTTTGACAAGATGCCTTTTGGCGACACAGCACATAGTTTTGCTGCTTTTGTCAGGGGGATGAAGCAATGACTAAAGAAGCATTGAATTTGGCATTGGAGGCGTTGGAAGCTGACCCTGCTGAAATGGTCGAAGATGAAAATGGGCACATGGTTTTTCGCAGAATCCAAGCCATCATCACCCTGCGAGAAGCCTTGGCCAACGAAGCCCTCGAAAAGATGGCAGAGAACGCCAGAGAGTTGGGGCTGGACTATGAGCCAGAGCAACCAAAGGTAAGAACAGGAAATTGTTTGCGGGTAGGTGTTTGCGCTTCAGAGGGCCATAAGATTGCACCACAGCGCAAATGGGTTGGGCTGACGGATGAGGAAATAAAACGCATTGGTAAGTTGGATTTGGATAGCAATTATTTTGGACTTTGGTATGACTTTGCTAAAGCCATTGAAGCCAAACTCAAGGAGAAGAACAATGGATGAACAACCAACTAGCGGAACAATTCGCTTTGATGATGAATACAAAGCTGAAGGCTCGTATAAATTTCATGTGCCTGAAAGGTCTGAATGGATTTGCTATTTGTTTGGTGGTCGTAAAGGAGAAGGTATTTCTTACAGACCAGTAAAAGGATACGAACCTAACTGGTTTGTCAGATGGATGATGAAGATATGTTTTGATTGCACATGGGTTAAGGAAAAGAACACATAACTGACACATACCAAATTTAGTATGTCATTGCAACAATCAGTTGCGCAAGGAGAACATCATGAAATTTGAAATGGAATTTGGTTGGGTAGGCAGTGAGAAAATTATCATTGAAACTCACGACTTCGACAAGATTCAAGTCATTCAAGAATTTATCCAGTTTCAAGAGGAAAATGGATGGGCAGTTGAATATGAAGCAATTGACGAACTTGATGAAGACTTTGAAGAAGAAGAAGAAGAAGTACCAGCGTTTGCTTTAAACGCTCACGAGCCTTTGTAAGCTACTTTGCCAACAGATAAAGCCCCACATTGCTAAAGGCGTACCCTGCGTACACAATAGCCATGTGTGGGTTATCTTTCCATAGCTGTTCACCAGCAATGTAGGCATAGATTGCCCCTGTGAGAATGATTAGCCAAGCACTCAAAATGCACCTACATCAATCACTTCACCCCTGAACTGAACCTGATTTTCATCAAACTTCTGAACTAACTCTGGCAGCAATAAGTGTCCATTAAAGAAGTTCAGCACCGCAAAGCCTGATCTGTGGTTGCTTGGGTTTATCTCAGCATAAGTAAATTGCGGCCCGTCAGTCTCAGCCAAAGTCCCCGTATCTACCCCGTATCTACATCCATTGTAGTCAGAGAATGGCGTTACCTTTAAAGAGTGCAGATGCCCCGTGACCACACTGACCCCCGCATTGACCGTATTATTGTGTGTAGCGTGAACACCACCTTTATATCGGTGCTTGATAATCACATCCTCGGTAGGCCATACTGCCCAACAGAACTCCCACTCGGTTATATGGTCTGTCAGTTTAAAACCCTGTACTTCTTTAAACTGTGGTGCGTGTTGGGCTAATCTGTTGCCAAACCGAATATCGTGATTACCCCATGTAAAGCATAACTTTACATTGTGCCTTGCTGCTTTAGCGGTTTCCTCTATCTCACCCAACGCACCCTGACAAGCCTTTAGTTCTTGAATGACAGAAGTCTGTGGTTGGTCAGTGACATCGTGTCTCGATATAGACGCTCCATCAAACGCATCCCCGTTACATATCACTGCCTTTGGTTTGAACTCTTGGATAGCCCATAGAAGCCCTTTAAATGCGGTTGTTCGTTGACCAGGTATGAAGTGAGCATCTGAGAACACAATCACAGTCCCATCTAGGATGCCTAGTTCTACTTGTTTTAAAGGAGAGAATGACTTGGGTCTGTTTTTGTCGTAATAAGCACCACGATGGTCACTTGCGCTAAGTGCCATGTTGTATTGTTTTTCAATCCACCTTCTGCGTAGATGAACCGCTCTATTGTGTATCCCAAGATGTTCAGCTATCTTTGTCGCAGATTGAAGTTTCCCCCATAACTGGATGAACTCCATGTCAGTACACGTTTCATTATGTGCGCCCATTGGAATCCTTAGACAATAACTTTTCTAAAAGGTTAATGACTCTATGTTCTTGCATCTCCACCTCATCTTGAGAGGACTTTGGGTCTTGTGCCACAGTCATTAAATCGTGCAGAAACACATGAAGTAACTCATGTAAAGCAGTCTGATCCAGAGACTCAGGTGTGATCTTTTCAGCACCAAAATCACCTAGTCTATAAGTAGCCAATCGAGCAGAAGTATTGAACTCCACAGAAGCCATTGCTGACTTTGCAGGTTTACTTCCCTTCTCTATTCTCCAATCACCCAAACTAAGCACTTGCTGCCACTTTCTGACACTTTGTGCGAACAGTTTTGCATCTTCTGGTGTAGGAATGTTAGGCATTTCAACACCTTATACAGTATTTATGACAATTTAATTTAAGATGCCAACACTTGCAAGGCATGGTTTATGTGCTTGATGCGGTCTTCTAGCCCTATAAAACCGCCATTTATCTTCTTTGTTAGGGTTTTGTAATCTTTGGAATCAGCATATTGGTTGAGTTTATGAGTGTCCCAAAACCAACCCGCAGTCAGGGCAGCGTACTGAGGTGTAGCCACAAGATCAGGGTTTGCCCAGAAGTCAACACCCAAGGCCTTGCCAGCGTGAAAATACGAGCTAGAGCCAGTGAGCTGTATACATCCTCGGCCTCGGAAACGATACCCATCCCCAGAGGCTTCATCTCTGTTGCCCATACGATTAGCGTAAACAGTATTGGCAATGAGCTTTGGATTACGCTGACACGCCTGAGCCTTGGCAGCATCAAAGCGTTTAGGCCATGTCTTCATTAAACCAGCCGCAGAGTATGACAAACCCTCTTCGAGCATTCTGAAGTTCCCACATTCATGCCCACATTGACCAATGAAAGCCGCTTTTCTAAGTGGATTCATGATGTCAAAACGCTCAAAAGTGGCATTGAGGGCATCTACCCACTCCGCACCAATGTGAAGTTGTTTAAGTTGTTCAGCGTTTATCATTCAACAGGTCTCTCATCTGGTTATACGAGTCTACGCAAGCGTTCAAAGCGACAGTATTCTTATCCCCTTGGGCAACTATTTCTGCGATGGCTTCGATGGTTGCTCTTTCGGCATCAGAAGGTTGGTCAGTCGGTCTGTCAGGTTCACTGGTTGCTTTTGTATCTGTGGTGGCAACGGAGGCACTTGTGGGGGCTTGTACGTTACTTGTGGGGCAGAGGCGCAACTTGCCAGCACGATTGGCAACAGCAAGGGCAGTAGTTTTCTTGTTGATAGCATCATTAGCTTCCTGTAGTTTTAGAGATTGTTGATTAAGTTTCTCACCCATGTTTTGCTCGATTAGACGAGCTTCATCATTCTTTTTGGCAATGGCAATCTTCATGTCATGGTCTCGATCTGCCCATCCGTAATGGTATCCACCTCGATATGTACCAAAAAGGGCAATTGATAAGCCTAACAATAGATAAGGCAGTGGTATTCCGAACATTATTCAGCCTCTTTTCTAGCTTGTGCTAATTCTTCACGCTCATGGTCATCTTCTAGGTGGTCAGGAGGGGTAGTCGGAGGAGGGCCAGGTGTCCAACTCTCATCCAACTCAGGATTAGTCCAAACAGGCATAGCACCAAATGGTTGACTAGGCAAACCATACGCAGATTGCGGATAGGACGAGTTAAAACCGCCCTGAGAGCCTCCATAGCCCATTGGTTGACACATTGGTTGCGTTGGAGGATTAAACGCCCTAGAAGCACTAGACATAGCCCGTTTACCAATAACTCCACCGATACCGCCCACGATCAACAGAACAATGTCATTCAGCATCTTGGTGTAGGCTTGGTCAATCGGGGCCATGCTTTTAATAGGCTGAGTCACGAACGTGACAGAATAGAGCAAAGCACCAACAATAAACATGAGGATAAGTGTGACTGCAACCACAACAAACCCCCAAATTCTTACTTCTATCTCTTCAGTTGTTAGGTTTAACTTCGTCAATCTTTTTCTCCAATATTGGTGCTACTAAGTATTCAGGGCAAGTCTGAGTAAATTGGCATCTAGGTTTCTGACAAGGTTCGGCATGAAAGTTATCTGGGTTCTGACAAAAATAGCGATACTTTTCGTTACAGCCAGTTAGCAGTAAAAGAAGCAATAAATATCTCATTTACCTAAACCGACCCTTCCGAGTAGAAGATTGACAATCTTGTCCGACAAATCGTCAGGCAAGAACTTTAAGAAGCCAAGAAACCACAAAGCCACACACCCGTAAACGAATATCTTGAGGGCTAAATCAAAGGTCTTCTGATACTCATTCACCGACCACACCTTTTAGTGGTCTCACAAAAATCCATAAGCTCGTATATACCGACAAACACCAAGAACAAAACAAAGAATGTGCAACCAATGATGATGGCTAACTCATTCATCTCATCTTCCTTCTCTTTAGCCTTCTTCTCTGCTCTTTCTAAAGCCCTAAGTTCTCTGGCATCATCTATGTCCATCTGGTCTTGACGGGCTTTAATCTTGTTCCAAACGTCAACCTTACCCGTGGTCATAAAGAGCATCTTTAGCTCTTCCTCAAACGCTCTAGCTTGCTCAAGAGCCATCTCAATCTGGAGAGCAGTCCCCATGTTGGAACCCTTACTCTTTTTAGCCTCAATCAATGCTTTAGTAGCGGTACTCTTGGCATCAAACATCTTGCCAATCATCGGGGCAAGAGAACCTAAATCATTGGCGACCTTACTCGCCTTCTTAACCATCGAAATAGCTTGCTGAATGCCAGCTAAAGCGGTCATCGGATCAACGATCATTTCACCTTCTCCCATTTAAGACAGATAACCCTTCGGTTATACACATCTCCAACCCAAGTCCATTTAATACATCGGTACTCTATGGTTGCCGCCTTTAGACGATCACGGAAAACACCAAACAATAATGTAGCTACAAAAAATGACAAAAGCACTAATACATACCGCAGCGATGATAGCTTCGGCATAGTCTCTCATTACTCTTCAGTCATTGGCTGAACAGCACCACGGGCAGCTCCAGTAGCAAAGTCTTGTACGGCATCACGACCCCAATCAATGCCAAACTTCTTACCAATCCTGATGGCCTCTTGAATCTTATCTTGGTCAAAAGCGCCATTCTTCTGCTGAAGTGCCGAGAACACTTTTACTGCATCATTAGGGTTTAACAATAAGGTCTTGAGCTTTTCTTCTGTTGCAGCAGATGCCTTGTTTGCCCAGAACTTACTCATCAATGAGCTAATGGCATAGAAAGGCCCAGAAACAGGGTTTGTGAAGCGTGAGATAACTTGCTCAGGAGGAATGCCAACAACACTCTCAAAGGGTGTTCTAGGTACTGTTTCGACCTTAAACGGAACATTAGTCAAGTCTCTGTTAAGTCTGCCAGAAACCAAAGCAAAGTCTTGAATCTTCTGAGCGTATGTTGGGCCAAACACTCTGTTAAATATTGCGGCTTTTGTGCGGTCATTAAGCATTCCAACTGGATCACCAGACTTTACGATGTCATCCAACATGAATGAACGGGCGGCATTAACTGCATCCTTATTCGCTCCATACTGTTGCATAAACTTGTTTGTAAAGTTCACATCGCTATACATTCTAGAAACCAAATCTTGTGGACTTTTGAAGCCACCAGAACTTACGATTTGGTCACCAGCAACCTTCTTAAAGGCGGCATCCAAACGATTACGTTCTGCTATCAAAGCAGTAACATTATTGGAAGCAGCACGAAGCTCATCCTCCAAGCCTGGCACTAAAGACATACCACCTTGGTTCTTGGACAACCATTTATTAGCCGCTTTTGGGTCTATAACATCATTCTTTAGTGCGGCACGACTAAAACTGTCGTAGAAGGCATCTCTCGCCACACGAACACCATCTTCGCCTGTAGCCTTGATAAAGTCATCAACATTAGATTTGTTACCAATAATCGCAGGAGCAATCTGCTCAACAAACTTCTTGCGGTCAACGGCTTTCAAAGTTTCAGAATTAAATGGCAAGCCAACCTTCTGGAAGTAAGAAGCATCAGCATTGCGATAAGCCTGAACAAAGTCAGGATCAAGGTTATCAATGTGTCCACCAACACGGGCTTTCAACTCTGAGAGCAGTCGAATATCAGCGGGTTCGCTTGTTTTACGCAATTGCTTGTTGATTTCCCGCTTAAGAGAGTCCAAATCTTCTACTGTAGCGGCAGTAAACTTAATCCCACCTTCGGTCATTGGCTTGCCTTCTGCGGTCAGAATAGGGCTAGGCGGCACTTCTGAAGGACGGAACTTGGCACGAACACGATTGTAAATAGACGGGAAGGTCTTAAAGATGTCAGACGCTTGCTCACCCGCAACAAAGTTGAAGATGTCATCAACAGAGTTGGCAGGTAATTTAACATTGTTCTGTTTAGCAATGTCAAAAGCCTCTGTGTAAAGTGGCTTAACTAACTTGTAGGCGGCATCTTCTTTAGCAGCAACAAGTGTAGAAACCCGTTGACCAAACACATTGGGGTCAAGAGTTGCGTCTTTGTAAGTATCTGCAATCTGCTCATCAATGGTGCGAGTTCTACGGGCTTGTGGTTTGACCAAATCAAGTGGAGAAACATTAACACTGACTTTAGATGGGTCACCAAACAATCGAACCTGACTAGCAGCCAAAGCCTGTTTAGCTTGCTCAAACTGATTGCCATACTGCGCCCTGAATACAGGGTCTTTAGCAGAAAGACTTTGAATCAACTGGTTGACAACAGGGTTGTCTGCCAACAAAGAACTTACAGGCATCTGTATTGGCGCACCACCAGGTGTTTTTAATGAAAGATTCTGTTGTGCTTTGGCGGCTTTGGTGATCGTATCCATGATTGTTGGATCAGCAGAACCTGCGGCAATGAAGATATTGCTAATCCGATTGTCGACATCTCTAAGTAATTCATCTTCAGGGACAGTTCCACGAACCTTATTCCATTGAGAAGCGGCAGCATCAAATGCTTTACCAGCTAAAGGAACTGTTTTTAATGATGTTCCTAAAGCATAAGAACCACCGCCACCACCTACAATACTACCAACAACCCTACCAGTAGTAGGAGCACCCATCTTTTCGCCAATATATTCACCAGCTTGACCACCCGCTTCAGCAGTAGAGCCAATAACTTGTTGTTCAGTAGGACGCAATATTGTTTGACCAAATAAGCCTAGACGTTTTGTAGCCGCCAATGGAGGAAATAGATAACTCTCTGGAGAGGTAACAGCCTCTGTTCCTTGAGCAATAATCTTTTGGAAGCCCCCTTGAGGCTCAACACCAGTAGTGCCTAAAGATTCCATCAGACTCTTATAAAGAGGTTGGCGACCAGCCTTAAATGTCTCGACAATTCCACCTTCTGTCGGTGCGGGAGCAACAGTTCCACCAGAGGCTCTCATGCCCATAGTGAGAGGATTTACGCCTACCCGTTCTAAAGCGGAAAATACCAAATTAGAAAGACCTGCAGTAGTACCAACACTACTTGCCAAACCTTTTCGTGCAGACTCAGCCACCACAGCACCCATAGTAGGAGTTGGTTTTCCAGATAATTCTTCTAGTTCAGCATCTGTTAAAGGTGTATCGCTTTGATACCGCTTACCATCAATTTCGTAAACCGCCATGATGTATCCTTATTCTTCAACAACAGTAACAACTTTACCGCTTTTTAATGTTCTAGTATTGGTTTTCTTCTCTGCAACACCTGAGAACTCTGGGAAATCAAGAGCTTGGTCAACACGAGCCTTTTCATAGCCAGGATTACTGTAAGCAATCTTGCGTTGCGCTTCAATTTCAGTCTTAGCTTTGTTTGTAGAAACTTTCTTAATAGCCAAGAGTGTCTTCTTGATTTTTTCTTGTGTGTCAAGAGTTGGAGTAGAAGTAAACAATCTAGCTACATAATCAGCAGTCCCACCAAGCAATGAAGGATCAGCACCAGCCGCTAACAATTCCTTCTGACTTAAATCTCCAGAACCAGAAATAGCCCTAGCAAATTGTGTTTGCGCTGCCCTAAAAGATGCAAAGTTATTTGTGTTGATAGAGTCTTGGATGTTTTCCAAAGCATTATCAGCAGCAGTTACCGCTTTAAGTTGAGGATCAATTGTGCGTTGAACACTTGCCCTAAATGCTGGAATATCTGCCAATGTCTTATCACCTGGCAATACCAATTTAGAAGCACCTTCTTTAGCCTTTTTAACACCACGTTCTTCTAATAAAGTGTCTATTACAGTCGCTTCTGCTTGGGTCAATTCATCAAAGTTTTTACCAAATCTTGCTTTGGAAACTCTGTCAGCTTCAGGGCCATAACTAGTTTTAGTAGGCTTTTCTGGTTTTTCGTATAAGACTAAATCTTCTGGTAATCCAGTTCTTTGAAACTCTGCAAGACTTGCAGGGGTATATTTACCTGATTCCACTAATTTTTGGAATGGATCGGCTTGGACTCTCTCACGACGTGCTGCTGCTTCAGACGCTAATGCAGCCGCCCGTCTTTGTTGAATTTGAGCTACATCACCTTGTGCTTGACGAGCATATTGAGCCAATGCCATAGCACCTTGTTGGTCACCCGCTTGAGCAAGCATCTGAGCACCCTTCATAATCGACTCAGGATTGTTCTGGTCAATCTGTTGGGCAATAGAGTTCCTAGTGCTGATTAGACGCAACTGAGGGTCTTCTGCACCCAATGCACCACCAGCCACATCAGCAAGTCCTCTAGCACCCGCATAGATTAATGCCTGACCACGAGCCGCAGGGTCTAATTGAGCCAACCTTACGCCTTCGTTTAAAGCAGAAGTACGTTGTTGTTGACCATACATTTCAGGGGTTAGGCCAAATAAACCCTCAACTATAGTTGCCATGATTTATCCTTAAAAAGTGTATTGTTGATTAGGCAGAAGAGGATTTACTGTAGTAGTAGTTCCTGTGTAACTTGCAGGCAAATTGATGCCTAACCTTCTAGCCATGTCAGCAGTATTTACATCCATTGGGCCTGTTGGTGCGGCTACTCTTGCTGGGCCAACTTCAGACATTGAAAGATCATTTACCAATCCTGAGCCTGGAAGAAATCCACCAGAAGCTGGTTGCTCTAATCTTTGTCCCAAAGGTCTTGATGGATCAAGTTGATTGCTAGAAAACGCATCAATAGCAGTATTGATTCCAGTAGTCAAAAGACCTGAAGAACCTAAACCAGTAAGTGCTGTAGCAAGAGGGCTATTGGTAGCCGCTGCCCCTGTAGCCAATGCTACGCTCTGACCCGCACCCCGTAAGCCTAATTCACCTGCTCTAGCACCTGCCGTAGAAACAAGATTACCCAAGTTGATGCCAGTAGTTAATGGTTGTTGACCTGCACTCTCCAAGGCTTGAACTTGGTTCATAGCAGTCGTGTAAGGTGAATAAGCGGCTTGTTGACCACCATAGTACTGACCCATAGTAGAAGCACCAGTACCCAAGAGTCCCGCACCAAACAATACGTTCTGTTGACCTTCTCTTTGAGCATTAGCCGCCAAGATAGCCTCTTGTTGAGCACGAGCGTTAAACAAAGCCTGTAATTCAGGAGTAGTTGCTCCCAAAGTACCACCTTGAGCAACAGAAAGACCCGCACGACCTTGTTGTTGAAGTTTGTTTTGCAGATTAGCCAACTCCAACTCTCTGCCTGGTTGCAACAAAGCCATCTGACTCTTTAAATAGTCTGAGGCAACTTGTTCAGGAGATTGAGCCAAATACTTGTTACCCAATGTAAACAAGCTCTGAGCACCCGTTTGGAGGGGTTTAAAGGCTTCCTGAGCACCTTCTGCTTGTTGAATACCAGACTCAGCTAACTTAACAAACCTATCTTGAGCCGCTTTAGCTTCAGGACTCAGTGTGTACCCTGCGCTTGTCAATTGACCCGTTTTAGGATCAAAAGCAAACTGTGAAGAACCAAACCTAGTTGTCATGCCAACAGGTCTAAACTGAGCCGCAGTTTTAGCCGCAGCCGTTTCTTCGTCAATCTTCTTTTGGGCAGCTTGTGCGGCTTCCTTAGAGACCCTAGCTTGCTCTATACCAGCCGCAGTAGTTAAACCAGCACCAACGGCTTTTCCTATAACGCTTTCTGCCGCTTTAGTTGCCGCAGTAGTTAATAAACCACCCGCTGTCGCAGTAGCCGCAGGTGTTAATAAACTTGCACCGCCAGCACCCGCTGCCGCAGTTCCCAATGTTGTGCCAGTTAAAGCATTTGTAGGTAGTAAACTACTTGCACCTGCTTTTAATGTTGCGCCAGTAGGAGCAGTAGCCGCAGCAGTAGGAGTTGCACTTGTTAGTAAACCTGCAGTACCTGTACCTGCAGCAGCTACCTCAGCCGCAGTAGCACCAGCTTCAATAAGCGCTAATTGAGCAGGGGTAAAAGCTGCCGTACCACCTGCAATACCTGCATTTGCTAATTCAAAAGCTGTAGCTGCTTCTGTAGCACCTACAGTAGCCGCACCGCCTGCCGCACCACTAAGCAACCCTGCAGAACTCAAAGCACCAAATGTTAGGGCGGGGATAATTACACCCTTATTATCTTGGTAGACTTCATTTAAAAAACCACCAAAGCCGCTATCACGCTCACCAGGGTTAAATCCAATTAACTTTCCATCAGGGGTGTAAACATACTCACCCTTTGCTTGAGGATCGTAAATAGTAATGTTGTTGGCTTTTAGTTCAGGAGCAGAAGACTCGGTAAGTCCTGTTGTAGGAGAAGTCTCTGTAAAAGTAGGAGCATCTGCTTGAATATCCGTGCCCTTGATATAGTACTCAGAGCGAGTCCCTTCACCCATATCAACTACACGTTCTTCAATCTGAGGATTTACAAATGGTAGAGCAGCATCAAATTTTTCCTGAATAGCTGCTACAGGAAGTCCAACAGTCTCTGCCATCTGAGCAGGGGAGATTTTATAGGTCTCCATAGCCGCAACGATTTCGGCATCACTCATGCCTGGATTAGCAAGCAAGAACTCTACAATTTGCTGATTCGTTACGGCCATTTTCTTTACTCCGATTCTAAGGACTCTTTGAGCATCTTAAAGAATGCTTCACGTCCAACTTGCATTTGATCTAAATTAAACCTAGTTGAGTCAAGTTTACGATCTAAGTCTGCAACATGATTAACCATCATTTGTTGCTCTTTAGTCATGTCTTCATACTTGTACTCAACACCATCTATCGTCACAGGGGTCTTTTCATTTTTTCCCATGATTTTCTCCTAATGTGCCACTAAGTTCAGGTAGTGGCTTCCTGTTAAATTAAGCAGTAGCCCAAGGAACACCCTGAGCCTGAACAGGATTCTTCTGCAAAGCAATATTAGCCGCCAGAGCAGCTTCTGTGGCTTGTTTATCAACCCCATTAGCCCACACCCATCCGAGGACAGTTTCTTGTGTAAGGTCTGCATAGGCTATTGTTGGTGCGCCATCAGCCCATGAGCAAGTTGAATAGATAGAGGCTGTGTATTCTCCATCTACTGCTGTGGCTTGCCAGTGACAGGTTTTTACAAAGCCGTTTGAGGTTTCACGCTCAAGTGTTGAGATAGTCCAAGTAGTAGTCATGATATTTTCCTTTTAAAGATTAGCAAGCCATTAAAACGCAAGGCACACAATATGAGCCATCTGCGTATGTGCAAGTGATGTGGTTTGAAGTTACTTTAGCAACAGTCTTAGAGCGAACAATGTCATCGCCTTGTGGCTTGGCAGTTCCATCACCCGCAGACATGAGCAATTCACCACGAACAACAGTTACACCTTGAGCAATGCGAATAATCATATCGCCTGTCATCGCCATGTTAATTTCATCAACATTGTGTTGCTCATCATGTGTCCAGTTCACAAACACACCAGCCACGTTTACATCGCCTTCAATGTCAGATACTTTAACTTTGTTTAACTGCTCATTGGCAATAGGATTGCCTTCAGCGTCTGTGTAAACATTCATTGCGTCAAGGTTTGAAAGAACAGTACCTTTAACAAGTGATTCGTCTTTGGCTGTAGTAGTCTGCGCCCACCGAGATAAGTGACCACCATTGTAGGAAACAGTTGTGCCTGAAACAGAGATAGTGCCTTCAGTAGTCCCCGCTTGTCTAAGCTCTACTATATTGCCATCATCTGTATTTCTATTAAAAACGGCAGCGGCAAGAGCATCAGATGAACAAGATACGTATCTACCAGAGTTATAAACTTGAACTCTGAAACCCATAACACTATCATCAGTACTCGTAGTCCCCACCAGCAAGTCCCCCGCTGACGTTATTCTGGCTCGTTCTGAGCCGCTTGAATAGAAAGTAGGAAAGTAATTAGTATAAGTTCCACCAATTCGGATTTCGCCTGTTGTGGAGTTACCTTTTAGCGACCCAACTTCAACGCCTCCTAATGACAAAGAATAGCCAGTTAATGAGCCTGCTGTCATGGCCGCATCCACTCGTCCAGTCGGACTTGTAGTCCCCACACCCAAATCACCTGCCGCTGTGAGGGTCATGGCCTGAGTAAAGGAGATAGCGTCTCCTGCTGTGCCTGATGGGGCTGTGTTCCAAGTATGAGTGCCAGTTGAGCCTTGAGCATAAAAAGTAGCGTTAGCAGTGTTTAAATATCTAAAATTAGCGCCGTCATAATAAGTATTTGAAGATAAAAAGAGTGAACCTGCGCCTGATGATGCACCCCATAACGCAACTGTACTGCCAACTTGCATTGCTTTAAAGCCACTCCAAGCACTCGGAGTAACTCCCAAGCCTAGATTGCCTGAGGCATCGAGTGTGGCTCTAGTTGTGCTGTTAGTACCAAACACTAATGGTATTGCGCCAGCACCAAATAGATAATGCCCCGTTGAACCACTGGCTAAATCAATGTAACTACCCCCTGCGGCAGTATTTGCTACACGTAGATTCGTATTTCCTGTTGTAGAACTTGTAGCAAGTAAAACATTTGCATCAGATGTCGAAACAGTTAGTCTTGCGCCTGATACTGTACTTGTACCAAACCCTACATTGATTCCACTAGCCGTATAAAGGCTTGAGGATGTGGCTCTAAATATTTCTGTGCCAGCCGATTGAAATGATATTGCACCAACACTTGCATATCCTGCATTTATATATCCAATTCCATTTACATCACTGCTTAAATTTAAGCCGTTTGTGTCTGCATTTGCGTTTTTTACTCGGAGTACACCAGTCAGTTCTAACTTTTGACTTGGGCTTGTCACTCCAACACCTAAATTAGTCCCATCAAAAGTAAGCGCAGAGCCACTTGTCAGAACCTTTGAACCATTGAGATAGGTTACTCCGTTGGCTGTGCCTCCAGAGAGGGTTGGATTGCTTGTCAGGGTCAAACCAGAGCTTGATAGCTTCATCCACTCTGTATAAGAGCCAGAGTAACCCGCCCATACGAAATCACCATAACCACTAGAATTCTGCACAACGCCAAACACGTTCTTCATATTGGCATTGTTACTGAAGGAAATGGAGTTAAAAATTCCAGTAGCAGGAGTTGCACTGTTATTTAGAATGAAACCATTGGCATAGGTTGTGAAGTCTGTAGCAGAGTAAGTTGTATCTTTATTACGATTAGATATGAGATGAACACCACTAAACGATAGAACACTTCCTGAGACTAGATTTTTAGAGGCATCTAAATAAAGAACTCCGTCAACAGTGCCATTACCAATAATTACAGTGCTAGATGTAGTTAATGTTGTAAAGTTACCGCTATTAGGTGTTGAAGAGCCAACTTGACCATTGATGTTGATTGAGGCAGTTCCTGTCAAGTGGGTCACAACACCGCTTGATGGAGTACCTAAAGCACCACCATTGACAACCATAGCACCGATATTAGGCGTGTTGATAGCCAAAGCAGTCGCTACACCAGTACCAAGTCCTGAGATGCCTGTAGACAGAGGCAAGCCAGTAGCGTTTGTCAAAGTAGCAGATGTAGGAGTTCCCAATACTGGAGTCACCAATGTAGGACTTGTAGACAGTACGTTATTGCCAGAACCTGTTGAGCTAGTTACACCAGTACCACCATTTGCTACTGGAAGAGTTCCTGTGACATTTGTTGCAGCGTTTACAAAGGTTGTAGATGTAGTTCCAGTACCACCATTTGCAATTGGCAAAGTACCTGTAATGTCGCCAGTATTGATACTGATTGCATCCCAAGTAGCATTAGTGCCATCAGTCTGAAGATACTTGTTGGCGTTACCTGTTTGGCTAGGCAACAGATTATTTAAAGCGCCAGCAGCCGTAGAAGCTCCTGTACCGCCATCAGCAACAGCTAAGTCTGTAATACCAGTAATCGTTCCACCAGTAATTGCGGCAGCAGAGTTGTCTGTCTTTGTCGCAATAGCAGTAGCAATATTGTTGTACTCAGTGTCAATCTCAGTACCCTTGACAATCTTTAATGGATCACCAGTTGGTAGATTATCTTTAGTAGCGAAGTTGGTACTTTTTGTGTATTGTGACATACTTATCCTATCTTGCCGTTCTTAGTTAAAAGTTCAATCTTTTGAATTGATAACTGTGTTCCATTGATTGTTGTCTCATATCCAGTCTGAACAACCTTGCCAGCACCAGATGCACTTACATCTAAGGTCTTAATTAAAACCCCGTTAGAGTACTCTGAAATGTTGTATTCAGCAATACCATATTCGTATGTTCCTTGAGCAGGGATATACGCATTGCTTGACAGATAATTGGTAGCAAAATCAAAGCCCCACTTTATCGTTACAAACTGGTCTGAGCCACCAATAACGATAACCTTAATGCGTTTCAAAATAGAGATTTGATTCACATTACCAAGGTCTGCATGGTTTGTATAGTAAGCAAACCGATAGTTGGATGTGCTATCTTGATAGCCACCATACTTACCAATGAAGCCAGTTTTACCAATAAGCAAGTCACCATTTCGTAGTGAATACAAACAAGTAGGGGCTATATTGTTCCATTGCGTTACACGGGAAGCACCATCAGGAAGTTGTGTCTTTGTATCAAAACAGAACACTTGAGCCAATGCAGGTAGCGTAAGCAGATAAAACGCATTCTTCTCTGAGTAAACAGACTTCACAGCACTCATTGTTTCAACCGATAAAGCTGAAACTAAAGTAGAACGAATGTTCTTAGACAAGTCTCTAAGTGGTGCAGACTTCTCTTGGATTGTCCTCATCAAAGAACGAACACCTGAGTCTGACAAGAAAATAACGTCAGAGCCAATACTCTGTATCGAATCTCTGGCAACACACCCAATAGAGCCTACTGTGTCGCTTAGAGACATCGTGGCGGGGGTTGTAGCACCTTGATAAACAAGAATCTGACGTTTACCAAAGATAAACAAGAAATCATTGTGAGCTGCCAAACCCATTACTTCATCTGCACCATTAGGCCATACACGGGTCACATCTAGTGAACCTGTCGTACCACCAGCCCATACATGACCTGCAATCAGATCAGAGAAGAAAACAGTTGTCTTATTGCTTGTAGTGTTAGCTACCCACAAACGACCAAATGCTGAAATAGCAATGTTTGCAGAAGGAACAGTCGCTACATAGCCAGAACGCTCACTCACTCTACGATACGTAGTTGTACTTACAGCAGGGTCGAAAATCAATGGATCGTGACCAGATTGAAAGAAGTAAGTAACTCCATTCAAAGTAGCACAATGCCAGTTACTAGCAGTAATCGTAGGAGCCGAACCTCCACCGCCATAGGTCAACTCAGTAACAGCATTAGAAGTCCCAAGTTTAAATAACTTGTTGTTCCCTGCGAATAGAACTGTGAGAGTGCCATCAATCTGCACTAACTCATGGATGACAGTAACATCATTAAATCCTAAGTTACCAGATGAAGGGTTAACAAGCGTGTAACCTTTTCTAGCACCAATACGTCCAAACTGGTCAATGACACAGTTGGTTGCAACCAAAGCGAAGCCAGACGCCAAATCTAATGGCGAATCTTGAGTATTCAGGCCATAAAAGCCTGGTGCTGAAATGCTATCGCTTTGAAGTGGTGCAGCCATTACACCGCCACAAAGTTGTCTTCAGGATAACGAGTGCTTTCCAATGCAATAGCATCAGAGAGCATACCTTTGTATAAAACATAGGCATCTGAAGTTGTTGTACCACCATCTTCGCCACGCTCCATCAAAGCACGAGCATAGGCATTCTGAGTAACCAAGTAGTCCAAAACCTTGACTGAAGTGCCATCAGCAGACAGATTAGCCTGTGGGATGGTTAAATCAAACTTCAGTGTATACACACCATTGGGGACGGGAAATAGGTCAATCTTTGTGTCGCCACTACCATCTACCCCGTTAAAGCAGAACTCGCTAGGAATAGACTGTGAAGGTGTGCCAAAGTTCAACTTGCGGTTCATATCCGCAGTAGTCGTGTGATCCAATGTTATAACACTGGTAGTGTTAATAGCGTCATTAACACGAAACTTCTGACCTGAACCTGTCAAAGAATATGAACTTGTGCCACTGGTAGTGGTAACTGTGACTGTCTGAGACAACACATTCCATGAATAAGCATCTTCAATCTGACGCTTGCCATCATTGACAAACTTGCCAATCAAAGCGGAATAGTTTGTTTCTGAGACTGTAGAAACATTAGTCTCACGCAAACGGGTGAGAACATCATTGACAAGTTCTAAGTAGGTCATGTTCTTTGTGCTCCCTGAACCTCAAATGTGGCAATAAAACTGAATGAACTTGCCGCTTCAGTAGTAAGTTGAATCCTATCGCCTTCTTCTAAAACGATGTAAGCAACACCATTGAATTCAAGGTATTCTTTAGAAGTTAAGTTGTAAGACGTAAGAATGTCCAAGGTTGTAGCGGTACTTGCGTCATACCACTGAACAGTAATGTGCTTAGTCGAGCCACCAGTGTTGTGAATGTACATCACAGTAAACTTGGCGTAATAACCCGTAGGAACTGTATAAACAGTTGTCAGCGTTGCGGCTGTTGGGTTAATTCCGACTGATACTGGTCTCACTTCATATTCCTCTTAGAGATCGCTTTAGCCTTAGCTTTAGCGTCTTCCTTGGACGTTGCGCCCCAAGCTCTAAGAGAAAGTAAAAGTCGGGTAGGCTTTC